ATAACAGAAGACTATCAGCCAAAGCCTGCAAAAAATTTAACACCAGAATGGTTTAAGCAAGCAGACAAGTTTGAATTAAATAAACAGACAGGCGAGTATTGGCCAAACTCAGAAGGTGGCTTTGTAAGAAGTTTTAAGTCTTGTCCAGGCCTGCTAGACATATTTATAACTGGATATTTTTATGTTACTCCCTGCGATATTGTTTTTAGTAAATTAGAAAATGGAGATGTTATTGCAACTCCAGAGCCAGGTTACGAAGATTTTGTTGGGAGCAGGGCCCCCATGAATGAATTTCCAGTTCCATATGGATATCTAGACAGACACTTTCATTGGTACCCAAACTGGGCACCAGAAGTTCCAGATGGCTATAGTGTGCTTTATGTAAATCCAATTAATAGATTTGATTTACCGTTTATAACCACCTCTGCTATAATAGATAATGATAAGATGAATACCCCAGGATTAATTCCATTTTTCTTAAGGGACGATTTTGAAGGCAAGATTCCAAAAGGAACCCCTTATCTTCAGCTAATACCTTATAAAAGAGAAGACTGGAAAATGGAGCCAAAGTTTCACGACATGGCTTCTTTACAAGAAAGACATAATGCACAGGCAAAAAAGTTTAGAACAAAAGACGGCGGAGCATACAAGCAAACCGTACGATCTCTTAAAAAATATGAATAGGTGAAAAAATGCAACCAACTAAAAGAGCAAGATATGCAAGAGAGACCATCACACCATCTGGGTACTTTGGTAATTCTCCAGATAATGTAGTAGAACTAGAAGATATGGTAACGCCAGAAGAGCAGGAATATCTACTAGAGTTTGCTAGAAATAATACTGTCTGGGATGTAACTGAGTCACAATGGAATGAAAATGGAAATATAATTTATGACCATAGAGTTTGGGAAGATCGAGTTGCAACAAGAGACACTCTTTTAAAGGCAGATCCGACAGGCGAAGTTGTAGCAATTCTAGGTCGGGTTATTGAAAGAATGACACCACATATTAGAGAAAAGTTTCAGGTTGAAGTAACTCCTACAGACGCTGCAATTGTAAGATGGCCTAAAGGAGCAATGCAATTTCCACATGCAGATAAAGAGCTACATGAGGGTCCAGATGCAGGAACCCCAAATGAGTTCCCATGGTATGACCTAGGCACAGTATTTTATTTAAATGACGACTATGAAGGTGGAGAGCTATTCTTCCCATTACAAGATATAAAGTTTAAGCCAAAACCAAGAGCGGCATACTTTTTCCCAGGAGATAAGAACTATATTCACGGGGTTACAAAGGTTACAAGTGGGACTAGATACACTGCCCCATTTTTCTGGACTATTACAAAGTTAGGGTTAGAAGAGAATGACAAATAATTATGACTACACATCTTTTGAGTTACTTCCAAATGTAAGAATTTATCAGGGATTACTTCCAGATGCTGACAATCTTTATGACATAATGAAAAGATCTGAAAGAACATCAGAGGGTAAATACTATTTAAGAAATTGGGACGAATGGTCAATATTTGGAACTTATTCTCAGCAAAAGCATAATGAAACAGAAGCTAGAGAATTTGGCGAAATGTATGATCAAGAAAAACATTTGTCAGACAGAGTATATGAAGCTTATAATACAGCAATTGAAGATTATGTAAAGACACATAATGTGGTTATGCCACCAACTTCAAAACTAATGACATCTTCTTTTTCTAAATATAATACAAATATTGATAGCATGAAAAATGAAATGACAATGCAATATCATACAGACTATATAATTTCTGAAAGAGACATGCCAGGACCTAAATTTCTTTTAACCTGTACAACATATATTAACGATGATTACGAAGGTGGAGACATCGAATTTATTGTAGACGGAGTTTACTATCCATATAAGCCAAAAGCGGGAGACATCCTTGTATTCCCATCTACAGAGCCATACTTTCATGGAGTGAGAGTTATTACAAAGGGAGAAAAGTTTTTTATTAGAAACTTTATTCAACACTATTTTGATGGTACCCCAGAATGGTTAGGTAACCAGAGACACTTCGGTGCCTACAGATGGGCAAAAATGGAGTCAGATAGAATTGAAAAAGAAAACCCAAAAAACATGAGGTATTCAAATAGAAAGCATTTAGGATATGAGTCATGAGTATTCCAAAAATTAGGGATGAATTTTTCATAGTAGAAAATTTTATTGATAAGGATACTTGTGAAGCAGTAATTAAATACTTTGATTATCTTGTAGAAAACAAAGTATTAAAGTGGAACGAGATATCATTCTATGGATCACAAGCTATGGGTTACTGGCCGACAGACGACAGGCTAAAGCTGTTTGGCCTAGATGCAGATTTTTTTGGGCAGCTTAAGCAAAAAATAAAATCTAAAACAGAAGAGCTGCTAGGGTTTGAAGTTAACGAAGTTAGCTACCATGCACAAAGATGGATCGAAGGAGCATTTGCAGACTATCATTCAGACAACTCAGATGAACATGGAAATCCAACTGCTTTTGAAAAAAGTAAGTATGCAGTGTTTATTTACCTCAATGATGATTTTGAAGGTGGTCATTTAAAGTTTAAAGATGGAAGCATAGACATCAAGCCAGAGATTGGCCTTGCTGCATTTTTTGCTGGTGGACATCAAAGAGAACACATGGTTACAACAGTTAAAGGCGGAATCAGATATACTATCGGATCTTTCTGGGATGATGCAAGTTGCGTATACTCAGAAGAACAAAAACAATCTTGGGCTGATGAGCTAAAGCAAGTTAGAGCAGAGCAGGAAGAGCTTTATAAAAAATGGGCAACTCCAGAAGGCAAGCCATCAATGCCAAAGGGTAGAGAATGATAATAAAAGAAGTATTAGCAGACAATCTATATTATTATAAAAAAGTAATCAAAGATCCAGCAGCACTAATTCAAAAGATTGAAGATCTAGATGGCAAGATAGAAAATAATACAACTCTAACCAACTGGACTCCATGGGTTTCAAGCACACAGCCAGACGATGTATTTGGTGAGTTTAAAGCTGGTGGATATAGAATCGGATACGATTTGTCACAAGACAAAGAGTCTTTTTTAATTATTGCAGAAATTCATGATGCAATATTGCAATGCATAGAAGACTATTCTTTTAGAACTCAAAAAGATCTAGGCTATCTGCCAGATGAGATCACAATTAGAAAATATCACGTAGGCGGAAAAATGGGTCCACACATTGATTGTGAAGAAGATGATGATGAAGCTAGGCTAACAGCATCTCTTGTTTTATATCTTAATGATGATTTTGAAGGCGGAGATGTAATATTTAGAGAGCAGGGAATTAACATTAGACCAGAACCAGGAAGTCTATTAATATTCCCATCAGTAAAGCCATATTACCATGAGTCTACTGAGATAACTTCAGGATATAAGTATATGTGTCCAGCTTTTATGTTTAAAAGAAGTAAATTGAACTGATAGGTGGTATAATTAAAAAATGGCTACAACAGGAATTAATGGATGGCGCTTTCCAAGCTACTCGGACTCACCAGATGTCCCGAGAGACTTAGGCGTACTAGCAACAGATATTGCTGCATTTATTGCAGCTAATCCAGGTCCACAAGGAACAACAGGCCCTAGAGGGTCTAGTGTTTTAAATGGCTCAGTAGACCCAGTTGCTGGAACTGGTGTTGATGGAGATTTTTATATTAACACTACAAGTAATGCAATCTTTGGGCCAAAGGCAAGCGGAGCATGGGGAGCAGGAAAAAGTATTGGCGGAAACAGTGTTCTTAATGGAATAACAGATCCAACTTCTAGCAATGGTTCTAATGGCGATTTTTATATTAATACAGCAAGCAAAACTATTTTTGGGCCTAAAGCCGCTGGTGAATGGCCTTCAGGAACATCTATTATCGGGCCACAAGGAACTACTGGATCTACTGGCTCCACGGGACCAAAGGGTGATGCCGCTGCAACAATTGCAGTTGCTTCTACTTCCACAAGTTTGCCTGGAACAGATGCTCAGGTAACTAACTCTGGAACATCTTCAAATGTTCAATTAAACTTTGTAATCCCACGAGGTGCAGACGGAGCACCAGGAGCCCCAGGTGCTGCAGGAGCTCCAGGAGCGCAGGGAGCAACAGGTGCAACTCCAAGCCTTGATCCAATTTCAACAAGAATTTCATTAACAATGCCAAATACTTCCACTACTGGAGTTAACTCTAACTGGTACCCGCTATCAACTGGACTATATGATTTAGGCAAAGATGCAACAAGTGGTGCAGCAAGGTACTGGAAAAATATTTATTCAAATGGAACAATCTATGCGGCATCAGTTGTTGCTTCAGGCAATATGTTTATTCAAACATCAACAATTGTTTCATCTGATAGAACTTTAAAAAATACAATTGAAGAATCCGATCTAGGACTTAATTTTATTAATGCATTAAAGCCAGTTAGCTATAAGTATAATGTTGGCGGAATAAATTACAGCACTGATGATGATGGAAACCAGGTTGAGACAATAATTCCAGGATCAAGAACTCATTACGGTCTTATTGCACAGGAAGTAAAAGAAGCTTTAGAAGAAGCTGGAGTCTCAGACTTTGGCGGGTGGGTTGAAAAAGAAGATTCAACACAAGCACTTAGATACGAAGAGTTTATTTCTCCATTAATTAAAGCAGTACAAGAACTTTCAGCGAGAGTAAAAGCACTAGAAGAGGCGTAAGACATGTCATATAAATACACAGTCTTACAAGATAAGCCTACAGCATTTTATTTGCTTGATGAAGTAAGGTCTGGCAGCGTAGGCTCTTATACCAGCCTTACATCAACATTTGCAACTTATGCCGATCTCAGAGATCGTGGAGTATCTTACTCTGCACTAAGTGGACTTCCAGTATACGACTATTCAGGAAATGCCTACGATGGCTATGCAATTAATGCATCCTCAAGCGAACTAATGCCACTTATAGCAGGCGGTGTAAGAGGAACAAAAGTATTATCAGATACACTAGTAAACTTTAATGTACCTGGAATAGCTAATTCATTTTATGCAGACAATTCATTTTCCATAGAGGCATGGGTTGTATTGCCAGAGTACAGTGCTTCTGAGGTATCTATAGTTGCAGATGCAACAAACTCTATAGGGCTTTTTTATAAGAATGGGAATTTAATTTTTAAGGTAGGATTAAATTCGGCTGAATATAAAGTAAGCAATAAAGAATCAATATATGTTGTTGGGCAATTTTCTACCAATAAAATTTCTTTGTATATAAATGGCTCACTTGTTAACTTTACCAGCCTTGATAAATATAGATTTGAAAACACATCAGTCAATTTTAGGTCGGGGCCGTCATTAAACAACTTTATAATTGATAGCGTTGCTTTCTATAAATTCAATTTATCTGATGCTCAGATCATAAAGCATTATAGAAATGGAATTAAAGAAATTAAGTATTCGCAGATTGTAAGCAATGACGGTGGATATTTATTTAGCATGAACACAGCAATGATGAAGCCAGTAATGAGCTACTCATATCCTAAGTCCAGATCCTGGAAAAATTTTATTAACGAAAATGTAAATATGTCAGTAGACGAGGCATACCTATACTTTGATAGTTCATTAAGCGGAAGCTTTACATTTACAGATTCAATTATAATACCAGACACACTTGGAATTACTAGCTCACAGATATATTGGGAATCAGATACAGATGGCATATCAGTTAAGGCAAGCATAGATGGAACAACATGGGAGGACTGTATAAATGGCTCTCCACTTCCATTCTTCAATAAGAATGATAATCAAATAGCACCAGTATTATACATACAAGCTTCTATGTCTTCATCCGACACATCTAAATATCTACCAATACTTAAATCCATACATGTAGACTTCTTTAAGAATAAAGATTTTTATTGCGATAACTTTGGATACTATATATCCTCAGACTATGATTACTCCTTGCCAAGATCTAATAGTACAATTTTGTCATATAATAAAAACAATGGCCTTAGAATGTACAATGGCCACGGCTTTACAATTAATTCAGATTTGTCTACCAGAACAATAGAGTTAATATTTACTCCAGACGGTGGTCAAAACGTATTATTCTCGGCTCCCTCAAAAATATATGAATGGGACAATTTGGGGGTAATCAGTAAAACTGGAGTATCATCAGTATATGTAAATGGCATAGACAGAACATCTGCTACAAATATATCCGAATTCTTTTCAATAGGGCTTCCACATTATGTAGTAATTACACTATCTACAAATGCTGCAACAAGCCTTAAGTTTAATCAAAACCAAGCAGACACAAAGTCTGGAGGAAACAATATGTATAATAATCTAAGCATATATCCTACAGCATTTACGCAGTATGATGTGGCAAGGCACTATCAGCTATATACTGATAATATTATAAATACAGTATCCGATAGCCTAATGACCGTATCTGAGTCAACCTCTGGTACAAATTCTACCGCTTACCTAGTTGTTTCTGTCGAGCCTGAAGCAATATCCATATAATAAGTGTCAATCAGTTGACAAAATTTGGACTTTAGCCGTTGATAATGGTATGATTGAGTACTATGGATATCTTAAATAAAAATACACGAATCATTGAAGAGACCACACTAGGGATATATGTGTGGGAAATGCCTGATGGCAGATGGATTGGAGACGATGATGGAAACTTTCTATCAGTCACAGCCAAAAAAGGAAACAGATCCAAGATCGATGCTTTGGCTAGAGAAGTTCGCTCATATGGTATATATGAGGGTAATCCCAAGTTCCTTTCAGGACGCAGAAAAATTGATGATGAAGAATTTGAACACCAGAACGAAAGATTAAAGTGGGGGCTAACACCAGACCCATTAGACATCGGTGTCTATAAAGACTCAATGTTGCGAAACGGAGCGGTACAATGACAAAAAGATTAGAATCAATAGAAGATGAAATCAATAGCGTAGATACTATTGATATATCTAATACAGCGGACTGGTTCTCATTTAAAAAATCTGAAGAGCATGATGATCCATTCAACCTTGGTCTAGAGGATATTAAAAAGCTTAGAGGGCTAGGAACAAATTTTAAACGCAAATTAAACAGAGATTTCTCTAAAGCATTTGTAGGAACAAGTGGGGTCGGGACACAGCAAAACTTATTGCAACAGGCTATTAGCGGATATGCATTATTTGACCTTGTAGAGCCAACATATAATTTAGAATATCTTTCAAAGATTTACGAAGTTTCAACATACAACTATGCAGCTATTAATGCAAAGGTTTCAAACATCGTTGGCCTAGGATATATGTTTGCAGAAACATCAAAGGCAAAAGATGCAATGGATGCAATTACAGATCAAAAGCAATTAGATCGAGCTCGCACAAAGATTGATAGAATAAAGACACAGCTAGACAAATGGTTAGATGATTGTAATGAAGAGGAGTCCTTTACAGAGACCCTTATAAAGGCCTACACGGACCTTGAGGCGACTGGAAACGGCTACATAGAGATAGGACGTACAACAGCAGGAGATATAGGCTATATCGGCCACATACCAGCTAAGACAATGCGTGTGCGTAGATTCCGTGACGGGTTTATTCAATTGCTTTATGGCAAGGCTGTATACTTC